TTCTCAATGGTTGTTAAAATGCACAGGAGGTAGGTATCGTTATGTTGCGTAAATTAAAATTATATGGCGAGCTTGCAGAGTTTGTAGGTCATAAAGAATTTGAAATACAGGTAGATAGTCTTGCAAAAGCAGTAAGTTTTCTTGTCAATAATTTTCCGCAGGTAGAAAAATACATGAATCCTCAATATTATCAGGTTAAAGTTGGTAATTATGCTGTAAATGAAGAAGAAATACACCACCCAATAGGACAGGAAGATATACATATCGTTCCTGTAATAGCTGGTGCTGGTAGAGGTACAGGAAAAATATTGATTGGTGCTGCTTTAATTGCAGGTGCTTTTATTTTTGGTCCTGCTGGCTTTCTGACTGCTTCAGCAGCGAGTAGTACTGCTGCTGTGACAACAGGTACAGTTATAGCAAAAACAGCATTTCTTCTTGGAGCAAATTTAGCACTTATGGGTGTTGTTGAAATGTTATTTCCTTTGCCAAAACCGAAAGAATTTAGCTCTGAGCAAGACCCAAGAGTATCATTCAATTTCTCTGGGACGCAAAACACATCAAGAGCAGGTACACCTGTGCCTTTAGTCTATGGAGAGATAATTACAGGGTCAGTTGTTATAAGTGGTGCTGTTGATACTCAGCAGGTACAAGCATGACAGACGCACCAAAAAATATTATTGGTTCTGGTGGTGGTGGTCCCTCGCAACCTCCCCAACCTACAAGAACTCCTGATACTTTACACAGTAGGCAGTTTGCAACTTTTCTTGATCTTATTTCTGAAGGAGAAATAGAAGGTTTTGCTACTGCATCGAAAGAAGGAAGAACAAAAGGTACAAGTGCATATAATAATGCTGCCTTGAAAGATGTATTTCTTAACGATACTCCTGTTTTAAAATCAACTGCTGATTCAACCAATCCAGTTACAACTGATTTCAATTTCCAAGATGTAACATTCAATCCTCGTTTTGGAACGTCAGACCAAACAAAAGTTGAAGGTATAGAAAGTAGTTCTTCTATTACTGTAGTAGGAGTAACTGTAACTCAATCTTCACCAGTTACTAGACAGATAACAAACTCAAATGTTGATGCTGCAAATATAACAATCACTTTTCCTCAAATACAAAAGGCAACAGATAAGGGAGATTTACTTGGTTCATCTGTTTCATTAAAGATTGCTGTTCAATATAATTCTGGTGGCTTTACTGATGTAATTTCTGACACCATTACAGGAAGAACTGCTGATGCTTACCAAAGAGATTACAGAATAAATTTTACAGGTTCTTTCCCTGTCGATATAAGAGTTACCAGAGTTACTGCTGATAGTTCAGATTCAAGTTTGCAAGACTCATTTCAATGGACAAGTTTTGCTGAAATAATTGACGATTCTAATACTTATGCCAATAGTGCTTATGCTTCTATTCGATTGGACTCTATGCAGTTTCAATCAATACCTAGTAGAAAATTTCGTATTAGAGGAATAAAGGTAAGAATCCCTGGTGCTGGTGCAAATAGCTCTGGCACTCCAACTGTTGACAGTGCAACTGGTCGTATTGTTTATCCCGATGGATACATTTTCAATGGAGTTATGGGTGCTGCTCAGTGGTGCTCATGTCCTGCAATGGTGTTATTTGATCTTCTCACAGATACTAGATATGGATTTGGTAATCATATAACTGATAGTTCTCTTGATCTTTTCTCCTTTGTTACCGCTAGTAAGTTTGCTAATACTCTTGTTGATGATGGATTTGGGGGACAGGAAGCTAGATTTAGTTGCAATGTAAATATTCAATCCTCAAGTGAAGCATTTGATTTAATAAACGAGTTAGCAGGTGTGATGAGATGTATGCCGATATGGTCTGCTGGTAGTATTCTTCTTGCTCAAGATAGTCCAAAAGATGCAAGTTATTTATTTAATTTAGCTAATGTAACTTCTGAAGGATTTAGTTATTCGGGAAGTGGATTAAAAACTCGAAATACTGTAATTTCTGTTTCCTATTTCAATATGGATAGTAGAGAAATAGATTATGAAGTTTATGAAGATACTGCTTCGATAGCCAAGCTAGGAGTAATTATTAAGCAAGTAAAAGGATTTGCGTGTACTAGCCGAGGTCAAGCTAGAAGATTAGCAAAAGCTATTTTATTTGCAGAACAAAATGAAAGTGAAATAGTTACATTTGCAACTTCTATAGATTCTGGTGTTGTTGTAAGACCTGGTGCTGTTATAGAAATAGCTGATCCTGTCCGTTCTGGTCTTAGAAGAGGTGGAAGAGTAAGTTCTGCTACAACTACACAGATAACAGTAGATGATTCTGCTGCAACCGATTTACCAACAACAAATAATCCAACTTTGAGTGTAATATTACCTGATGGAACTGTTGAAAGTAAGTCAGTATCAAGTGTCTCAGGTTCAGTTATAACAGTATCTTCTGCTTTTTCTCAAACTCCAAATGCTAATACAGTTTGGCTATTACAAGATGATACAGTTGAAGCTCAAAAATTTAGAGTGATAACAGTAGAAGAATCTGATGGAATTAATTATGCTATTAGTGCTTTATCTTATGTAAACGAAAAGTACGCATTTATTGAAGATGGTGCAACTTTACCAACAAGAACAGTATCAGTATTAAATGCTCTTAAAGATCCTCCTGCTGCGTTACAAGCTGAAGAAAAAATAGTTGAGATAAATAATCAGGCAGTATCGAAACTTATTGTAAGTTGGCAACCTATTGTCGGTGTTACACAGTATCAAGTTAACTACAGATTTAATAATGGTAACTTTGTTTCTACAACAGTTTCTTCTCCTGATTTTGAAATATTCAATACTGATATTGGAACGTATGAGTTTCAAGTATTCAGTTATAATGTTGGATTACAAACAAGTGCGACTTCTGCTGACTTAACTTTTAATGCTGTTGGTAAGACTGCATTGCCATCAAATGTAACTGGATTATCAGCCGAACCAATAAATGAAAAATTAGTAAGATTACGTTGGAATTTGTCTACAGATATTGATGTTACTCATGGAGGTAGGGTATATGTCAGACATTCTCCTTTAACTGATGGCACTGGTACATTTACAAATAGTACTGATTTAATTCAAGCGTTAGCTGGTAATACAACAACAGCAGAAGTTCCATATCTTGAAGGAGAATATATTTTAAAATTTCAAGATGATGG